TCCGGGTCGGTGATCAAGAAACCCGATGCAACCGCCAAGGCGCGCGAGCTCGCCGAGCTCCTGCGCCGAAAGTGAGGCTTCATGTGCAACTGTACCCAGCGCCGCACCGATATCGCTGCCGGCGCCCGCGCCGTGCTGCGCGGCGACTATGACGAGGCGAAGCGCCGGGCCGCCGAGGTCGCTCGCTCCGCCCGCGTCGATCTCGAGCACGCGCGGCAGGCCATGGCGACCCGCGCATTCGGGCTGATCCGTCGCTGATGGCGGTTTTCCTGGCACAGCGGTCCGGCGTCCTCGCCGCGACCGATAGCCTCCGGACCGGGAAGAACGCCATCGCGGGCGGTTCGGGCCTGGTCATCGACATGAACGCGGCCGGGCTCGCGCCGATTGCGGAGGCCTTCCGCCGCGCCGCCGCATTGTCGCCGGTCGCGGTCGCGCGTGCGCTCAACTCGACCAACGCCAAGGTGATGACCCAGGTCGTCCGCGTCCTGCCGAAGCAAACCGGTCTGAAAGCTGGCCGGATCCGCGCAGCCCTTCGGAAGGAGTTCGCCAGTCCTGGTCGTCTCGTCGCAGCGGTACAGGCGCGTGGGCCCTATCACAAGCTGAAGGAGTTCGGGCCGCGCGAGACACGTAAGGGTGTCTCCGCAGCACCGTGGGGCAAGCGCCAGGTGTTCGACGGCGCCTTTACGCACGGCGGTAAGTTCCCGAGCCGGGTCGCGCTGGCCATGGGCGGCCACGTGTTCAAGCGCCTCAGCAAGAAGCGGCTGAAGATCGCGATTACCTACGGCCCCGCGATCCCCGTCGAGATGGTGCAGGACGCCAGCAAGGCGGCTTTCGAAGCCGCGGTCGCGGCTCATTTGCCTGTCGACCTGAACCGGGCTCTCGGCTCGGTGCTGCGGGGCTTCTGATGTCGTTGACCCCGGAACAGACCGCGGAACTGATGGGGCGCCTGCAGGAGGCGAAGGCAGCGCGCCATAGCCTGCTGACGCAGGGCGCCATCACCAGGACACTCTCGAAGTCCCTGGACTCGGTGCAGGAGATGCAGACGACGCCGGCGAAGCTCGCCGAGCTGGAGCGCTACATCCTCGAACTCGAGCGCGACCTCGGTCTCGAGCCTTCCATCCGCCGCGAGCGGTCGCGCAGGGTGATCTTCTAGTGGCGGCCCCCGCCCTGGTCGACACCCACGGCCAGCCCTTGCGAGCCTATCCGATCGGGCGTGACCGGCCGCATACCGCGGCGTCGCGGACGCACCCGGATCTGCTCGGCTGGCGACCGCCCCGCGTCGCGAGCCGCGCCGCGATCGCCTGGGACCGGGCCGAGGTCAACGCCCGCGTCCACGATCTCGCCCGCAATGACGGGTGGGCCTCGGGTGGTGTCAGCCGCGTCGTCGACTCTATCATCGGCGCCGGCTGGCGCTGCTCGTCCACGCCGAACGCTCAGCGGCTCGGCATCTCAGAGGACCAGGCCGAACAGGTCGCGACCCAGATCGAGGCCGTCTGGACCGACTACGCCACGGACCCCGGCAACTGGTGCGACGCCGAACGACGCCGTCCGGTCGGTGGCCAGATCGCCCTCGCCTTCCGGCATTTCATGTGGGACGGCGAGGCTCTCGGCGTGCTGCGCTGGCGGCGCTCGAATGCCCCCTGGCGGACCGCCCTGCAGATCATCGATCCCGACCGGCTGAGCAATCCGCACGGCCAGCCCGACAGCGAGGTGCTTTATCAGGGCGTCGAACTCGGCGGCTGGGGCGAGCCGCTCGCCTACCACATCGGCATTCGCCACCCCGGCGATCATGCCGTGACCACGGCCTTCAACCGGCACGAGCGGATCGAGCGCGAGACCGATTGGGGCCGCGCGATCGTCCTGCATCATTTTGAGGCGGAGCGCGCCGGCGAGGTCCGTGGCATCTCCCGCCTCAAGACGGTGGTGAAGAAGCTCAAGATGGTCGGCCGCTACGATGAGGCCGAGCTGCAGGCGGCGGTTCTGAACGCGACTCTCGCCGCCTTCCTGAAATCCGACTTCGACCACAAGGCGCTGCTCGACTCGCTGGGACAGGTCGACGGCGAGACGATCGCGGGCGGCATCGACGCCTACAACCAGGGACGCCTGAACTACTGGCGCGACACCTCGATCGACTTGCCGGGCGTAAAGGTCACCTCGCTCTACACGAACGAGGACATCGTCTTTCCGAACGCCGCGCGGCCCGCCGCACAGTTCGAGCCGTTCATCCGTGCCTGCCTGCGCAACATCGCGACCGCGATCGGCACCACCTACGAGCAGCTCTCAATGGACTGGAGCCAGGTGAACTACTCGTCGGCGCGCGCCGCGTTGCTCGAGGTCTGGCGTGGCTTCTACGCCCGCCAGTGGTTCTTCGGCCATGGCTTCCTGGCGCCCTGGTTCGCCGCGGTGATCGAGGAAGCCGTCGACGTCGGCCGGATCGTGCTGCCCGCAGGTGCTCCGTCGTTCCAGGAGGCGCGCGCCGCCTGGTGCGCCGCGCGCTGGGTCGGCCCCGGCCGTGGCTGGGTCGATCCGCTCAAGGAAGCCCAGGCAGCGGAGAAGCGCCTGCAGACCGGGATCTCGACGCTCGAGCGCGAGACGGCCGAGCAAGGCGGGGACTGGCAGGAAAACATGCAGCAGCAGGCGCGCGAGAACGCCTACGCCAAGCGCAAGGGCCTGCCCCTGCCGCATGTCGAACAGAAGCCGCTTCAGCCAGGCCCAGCTCGCGAAGACGCGCCAGCCGAGGATCCCGAGAAGGAGCCGGCATGACAGGCATGCTTTTCCGCATCGCGGAGCTCGCCTTCAATCGCCCGCTGCTGATCGAGCCTGAAGCCGCCGCGATCGCGGCCTCGGTTCTGCTTCCGCGCATCGGCGCCGAGCAGCTGGTCGATCTCGACGGCGACATCGCCGAAGCGGAGGCCAGTGCCTTCATCGGCACGCCGGCCCTTCGCCCAGACGGCCGCTATGCCGGCTACCGGATGGTAGGGGACGGCATCGCGATAGCGCAGATGCGCGGCAAGCTGGTCAACCGGGGGGCCTGGATCGGCGCCAGCTCCGGCCTGACGAGCTACGAGGGCATGCATGCCCTGTTCGCAGCCATGCGCGCCGACACGTCGGTGCGCCGGGTGGTGCTCGATGTCGATTCCCCCGGTGGCGAGGCGGCGGGCTGCTTCGAGACCGCTGCCGCTCTCAAGGCGCTCGACGCCGAGAAGCCCGTCACGGTCCTGGTCAACGCCGTCTGCTGCTCCGCAGCCTACCTGGTCTCGTCCGGAGCGTCCGAAATCCTGCTGACGCAGACCGCCTCGGTCGGCAGCATCGGCGTGATCATCGTGCACCTTGATCGCTCTGGCGAGCTGGCCAAGGCCGGCCTGCGCCCGACGATCATCCATGCCGGCACAGGCAAGGCCGATTTCAACCCGTTCGAGCCACTGCCGGAAGGGGTCCGCGCCGACGTTCAGCGCGAGGTCAACGCCCTGTACGACGAATTTGTCGCGATGGTCGCTGCCAATCGTCCCAAGCGCCTCGGCGCCGAAGCCATCCGCGCCACCGGGGCGCGGGTGTTTCGCGGCCAGGCCGCGGTCGAGGCTGGCCTCGCCGATCGCATCGCGACGCTCGACGAGATCCTGAAATCGCCGACCGCGCGAGCTCGCGCATCAACCGGAACCAGAGGAGTCCAGATGTCCGGTCAGACCGAAAACCAGCCCGCGCCCGACGCGGGAATCCCCCGCGCCGAGCACGAGGCGGCGCTGACGGCGGCCCGCACCGAGGCGAAGGCCGAGGGCGTCAGCGAAGGCCATAAGCTCGGCGCCACGGCCGAACGCACGCGGCTGAAGGGCATCATGTCGCTCGACGAGGCCAAGGCCGCGCCGGCAGCGGCGCTCGCCCTTGCGCTCGACACCGAGGTCACCGCCGACCAGGCGAAGGCGGTCCTGGCGGCCCAGCCGGCGCCGACCAAGCCGGGCCTTTCCCAGCAGATGGCCGGCCAGCGCGATCCCGAACTCGGCTCCGGTACGAAGCCGGCGCCCGCCGCGGCGAGCGGTTCCCTCGCCAACAAGATGGCCAAGCGCTTCGGCGTCGGCCAGAACTGAGGAGCCGCCCATGGCCCTGCGTGCGACCGAGCCGAGGCGCGCCTCGGACGTCCTCAAGCATCACGACCCGCTGTATTCGCTCGAGGAGCGGATTGTCGCCTCCGGGTCGGGGAAGATCGAGATCGGCCAGGTGATGGCCGTTGTCCGCTCCGGCACCGCGACGGCGGCGGCGAAGGCGGGTGGCAACACCGGCAACGGGACGATCTCCGCCGTGACGGTCTCCGGCCGGGCGAAGGCCGGCCCCTATACGGCGCGTTTCACGAGCGCGACCACCTATAATCTGTCCGATCCGGGCGGCGACGTCGTCGCGGCCGGGCAGACCGGCGTCGCGCTCGCCGACGATCTTGGCTTCACCATCACCGCCGGCGGCACGCCCTTCGCTGTCGGCGACGGCTTCGACATCGCCGTCGTGCCGACCGGCAAGAAGCTGAAGCCCTACACCCCAGGCGCCGCAGACGGCTCGCAGATCGCCGCCGAGGTGTCGATCGGCACCTGCGACGCGACTTCGGCCGACGCCAAGCTCGTCACTGTCGCCCGCAAGGCGATCGTCGTCCGCAACGAGCTCGTCTTCGCCGGCGGCGTTACCACCGACCAGAAAGCCGTCGCTGTCGACCAGCTCGAGAAAGCCGGCATCCTCACGGCTCAGGGGGCCTGACCTCTCATGAACTCCACTGTTCTCGATCTCTTCGACGATCCGGTCTTCGCCGCGCGAGCGCTCGTGGACTCGATCAATATCGTCCCGAACACCTATGGCCGTATCAACGAGCTCGGCCTCTTCCCGATCCGCGGGGTCGCAACGACCTATGTCGAGGTCGAATACAAGAACGGCGTGCTCAACCTGCTGCGCACCGCCGAGCGCACGACGCGAGGCACCGCGGCCGTTCGTGGCAAGCGCGAGGTGCGCATTTTCAAGGTGCCGCACATCCCGCACTTGGACTGCATCGGCTCCGAGGATCTGCAGAACCGGATTCCGTTCGGCGCCACCGACGCGCTCGATCGCGTCCAGAACGCCGTGAATGAGAAGCTCGAGGACATGGCCTCGAAGTTCCACATCACGCTCGAGGCGTTGCGGGCCTCGGCGCTGAACGGCGTCCTGCTCGACGCCGACGGATCGACCATCGTCAACTTCTTCACCGAGTTCGGCATCACCGAGAAGGTCGTCGACTTCGACCTGACCAACGACGCGGCGAACATCACGGCGAAGCATCATGAGGTGCTTCGGCATATGGAGGACAACCTCCATGGCGAGACGATGAGCTCGGCGCACGCGCTTTGCTCGCCGGAATTCTTCGACGAGTACGTCACTCACCCGGCAGTGGAGAAGGCCTACACCTACTACCAGTCGCAGGCCGAGCCGCTGAAGCGCGACGTCCGCAAGGGCTTCCTGCACAAGGGCATCTTGTGGGAGGAGTACCGCGGAAACGCCAACTACCTCGCGGCTGATGGCTCGACCATCAATCGCAAGTTTATCCCTGCCGGCGAGGCGCGTATCTTCCCGCTCGGCACGCGCGAGACCTTCCAGACGTATCTTGCTCCGCCGACCGCCCTCTCCGAGGTCAACTCGGCGCCGCGCGAGGACCAGATGGTCTACGTCACCCAGAAGCGCCTGGATCATGACGAGGGCATCGAGTTCAAGGCCCAGGCCAACCCCCTGCCGCTCGTCAAGCGCCCGGCCCTGCTGGTGCGCGCGACGCTGACCTGAGGAGGCGCCGATGCAGATCAAGATGATCGGCACCTTCTCCTACGACCTGGTTCCCGGCGTCTCGCGCCGCACGCTGCATGCCGGTCTCGTCCTCGACGAGCCCGTGGACGTGGCGCAGGCGGCGATCGCCGACGGCAAGGCCGTGCGCTGGCCGCCTGAGGCGGGTGCGGTGACCGGCGAGGGAGAGGGCGACGATCCGGCCCCATCCCCCCGCCCGGCGCCCCAGCCGAAACCGGCAACCAAGCAGGCCGCAGGCTCCAAGAAGGGTGCTCGCTCCGAGACCCCGTCCGCGCCGCCGACCGCCCCGGCAAGCGAGCCGACGCCGGCCGAACCCGTCGAGCCCGGCGGCAGCGACTGATGCCATCGCTTTTCGCTGCGCGGCACGCAGCCGCGCAGCGTCCGATCGATCTCCGGCACGGCGAGCCGTTCCGGATCATTCCGCGTGCCGAAAAGCAGCCGGACCCGGCGCGCCCGGAGGGCACCCTGCCCTTCACCTGCATTTTCCATGAAGCGCAGGCGGATTCGCGCCACGCGATGAACGGGAAGATCCAGAACCTGAGCGTGCCTACCTTGCCGGCGGCGACCCGCCAGGTCGCGATCTCGATTTCCCGGGCTGCCATCCCGCAGCTCTGGCGATCCGCCGCCGCCCCGCTGGGCCTGCGCCGCGGAGATCTCTTCGTCCGTGTCGAGGACGGCACCGCCTGGGCCATCGAGGACTTCCTGCCGGCCGGTCCTGCCCGGCTCGATTGCCGTGTGCTCGAGGCGAAGGCGCCGGCCTGATGTCGTTGACCCGCCTGGCACTGCGCCTCGCCTCGATCGCCGCGGTCAAGGCCTCCACCGCCCTCGCCGGAACGAAGGTTCACGACACCGGCTGGTCGAAGTTCGATCGCCTCGGTGAGGGCGACTATGAGCCGGTGATCATCATCTCGACCGAGGATGTCAGTGTCGACGAGGAGGTCAGCCGCCACGAGGCGGACCGCCGCGTCGACCTCCTGTTCCAGATCGCGCTCGCGACGGTCGACGGTGCACTTCCCGTCATCGCCCCTGACGACTGGGACACGGCCGAGGCACTGCTCGACGTGCTCGAGCAGGAGATCGACTGGGCGCTGGAGCGGGACGAAGCCTGGTCGCGCCTAGTCCAGCATGCCGAGCATAATTCCACGGTCGTGCGCGATAACTCGGGCGTCAACAAGATGCCGATCCGGCTGATGGTCAAGAGCTGCCGGGTCTTCAAGATCTGCGCGCCCGCCCCCGTGATCGCTCCGACCGCTCCGCCTTCCGGTCTCGATCGCTGGGGGCCCGACGTCGCGGAGATCGTCCGGGACCTGCCCGAGGGCGATCGCGTTCGTGTCGTGCTGGAAAATGCGGCGGGCCGGACCGTCGCCGAGCAAGTCCGGCACCTGGCGAAGATGAGTTTCCGCGGGCGGCAGATCGGGAAGCCCGTTCCGCCCGAAGACAGTCCCAGGGTCGACTTCTCCGTCGACCTTC